GCGGCTGGATTATGAGCCCGTGTAATATTGTGCATATGGTTCGGGAGGAGGAGGCGTGGTGAGCAATGCGGTGCGCTAACTTATTGATGAGACAGGCATGATCAATTTCAGGCAACAAAAAACCCATTTATGTAAATGGGTTAGTAAAAACAACGACTTGTAGGATAATCAATAAGATAGTTAGGTGGTGAGAAGTGACGATTACGGGGTATTGCCAACCGCTGTCGCCACTTTGTCGCCACTAATATCTTATCTATTCACACGCGCAATGGTGAGTACATCAAAATACAACCACCCCTTTGACTGGCGCGCCCGCTCCACGGATTTCACCGCTACCGTAAGACACGACTTTTCCATCTTCAAAGGTAACGTAGTAATCACCTTTGTCCCATCCCCAACCAGATGCTAGCCGGTTACTATATTGGATTTGCTCAGTGTTACCTTTTACGGCATCACCGTCAGGGGTTCCAAGTAAATCAATTACCTGTTGTTTTGTCATTCCGACCTGAACATTGTGAATCTTTTCACCAGTGGTACATCCCGCCAAAACTGCCATGGTAAAGCCGATCATCATTAATTTTTTGAAGTGCATTTCTCAGTCTCTATGGATTGTGAGCAGTAATTATTTTCTAAATAATATTGTGTGATATTGATCACGCACCAGAGGAAGTAAGGATCCCCTGACTTTTTTTTGGAATACCTAAACAATTCATAGCACAGGATGAACACTTTATATTTGGGTCTCATTAAAATTAGTTGGAATCATCGGCATTGTTGCCAGTGGATTAAAACGCAGCGCGGTTTCAAGGTGATCGGGGGCCAGGTGGGCATAGCGCATGGTCATTTTTATGTCGTGATGGCCCAGGATTTTCTGGAGGGCAAGAATGTTCCCGCCGGACATCATAAAGTGTGCTGCGAACGTATGGCGAAGAACGTGAGTGAGTTGCCCACGTGGAAGCACGATGGTGGTTTTATCCATCACTGATAAAAACTGGAAGTAGCAGTCGGTAAAGAATCTGAAGCCATCAAGGGCAATGATTTCCTCATACAAATCTTTGCTGATCGGAATGCTGCGGTTCTTTTTGCCTTTGGTCCTGACGAAAGTGATTCGGTACTTAGTGACCTGGGAGCGAGTGAGATTCACAGCTTCGCGCCAGCGTGCTCCGGTACTCAGGCAGATTTTAACGACCAGTGCGAGGAGGGCGCTTTGGCGTTGGCAGTCGTACAGAAGCTCTGTAATTTGTTCATGCGTCAGCCAGGCCATTTCCTTTTCGGCAATAGTGAACTTGCGCATGCCTTCTAGCGGGTTTGGTGCTGTCCATTCTCCAAGACGGGCCAGCTCGCTAAATACGCTGCTCAGATAGCTTTGCTCCAGATTGATAGTTACCGGGCTGGCACCTTTCTTCCACTTCTCGCTGAAAAAAATTTCCCCTGTAAGGCGCTTATCACGGTAGTGCGCAAATACTTTGGATGTGAAATCGAGAGCGAGAGGATTGCCCAAAGCATCAACCATCAGGATCAGCTTGTCATAAACGTGCTGACCAGCTGTCAGGGATTTGCCGTGCAGTTTGAACCAGAGTTCTACGACGTCTTTTAGCGTACGGCGATCTGCTGATTCACCCAGCCAGGGCTTAGCCTCCGTCTCTTCCATCGTGTGGCGCTCAAAAGCCAGTGCTTCACCTTTGGTGGCGAACTGTTTACGCACGCGCCGCCCGCTACGCCCTGCGGGGTAGCATTCGCAAATCCATTTTCCTGTGGTGAGTTTTCGTACTGCCATAAAAAAGCCCTCATGTCTAAGGGCTAAATTTAACTGTATGTTTGAACAGTGGTCAATGTATGGTTTAGCAAATTTCAAACATTGATGATGATTTCTTAAAATATGGTTATTGTTTCTTGTTATCTTTTGGTGGATTCATTTTTAAATACAATTCCCATCTTATGCTGTTCATTATTATCGCATAGATGTTAAAAATAAACGTTTTGACGACTAAAACTAGATAGATAAGACTTATCCCTATCAACCAGTATATTACTTTTATCGTGTACTTAGTGATTTCATTAGAGTAAGGAAGAATTTTAAATATTTTGCTAGCTATGCCATTCTCTTGGCCGAAAAGTATGATGATCAAATATATTAAAGTGAAGGCTATAAATGATATAAACACCTTCATAAATGCCATGAAGTTATACTTCAATGTTGGCATGTTTGTTTCTTCATGAGGAATTGCCATCATTGTTAAAAACATATCAGGTTTTGAAAGGGTTGCAAAAATAGTGAATCCTGCAATCAAAAAACCAAGGGTGGTGACTGCGAAATTGAATCCTATCAAAGACCAGTTTCGTATATCAGATAGTAAATGGCCAATGTTTTTTTCCAAGAACAATGAATTACATAGTAAAAATATAGATGCCGTCAAAATTATACAGATGTGGAATGGACTAACAGATATTTTTCTGCAGAGTTTATAAACATCCCAAAGGTTTTTTTCTTTGGTAATTTCATCGGCATCTATTTTATCTAACATTAGGCAAACCTTTCATAGATGGAATTTATTATGTTTTTAGCCCTGTTCGATATCCGGGTTGGTAAGTTTATCTTACCTTCATTAACAAGATCTTCAAAGCGTTCATAGCTTTCAACTGCTGCTTCATCAGTGTCTTTTGATAAATCGTCCATTTCGCTTAATAAAACAAAATCGTCGTTGCTACCCTTTATTAAATCTCCTTCTGCATCATAACCGCGCAAATTTATTCCAGAGTTAGCAAGTTTTGTTGCTGATGTGAGCTGTTCCAAAACAGCATCAGGGTTTAGCCCCGTATCGACATTGGAAAATCTTACTGCCGCTGAGTTACTGTCCATCTCGTTTCGAGTGGATTCCAACGCTTTCCAAAAGGAATCATTATTAATTTCCTCATGGTTTGTGGGAAGGAGTTTTACCGCGACATTTTGAATTTTCTGGAAATTTTTGATAAAAGCTTCTAGGCTCTGTTCATCAGTTAAAGTAGTTATTCTTAATTTAGGAGGGAGGATTTCTGCGCGAAGTGATTTTTTTGTTACTCTAGGTAAATCGGGGTTTAACTCTCTTGCCTTGCTCTCTTCTGAGTGAACATATTCAATGTATTTCTCATATTCAATATTGAGGAAGCATTGACTTGTGGCTTGAAAATTTTGGATGGTAGGAGCATCACTTACTTCTTTGCAGAAAATTAGTCTGTGTGTGTTTAGTATTAGCAAAAAAAATGAACTGGGGGCGGATTCAAGCTCATCGTGATCTTCAACTAGATCTGCGCCATCAAAAATCTGTTCTCTAGTTAATAATGTGTTTTTTATGAAGCGCCCTTTGATCCCTAATACTGGGGGGCTTGCCTTATCATCAAGAACTATACATTCAGTGTCGATGAAGAAAAATTCAGATTTATCAGAAATAGTTCGTTTGTGAGCCATTTCTAAAAAGGATGGGAATACTATTTCATCATAGTAATCCAATAAAACATCTTTACCAAAACGTAGAGTGTAATTGCCAAATTCAAGTTTTTTCACAAATTCCATTTTCAAGCCTTAATATCTAAATTTTAGAATATTGAGTTAAAATTTTAGCGATTGCTCTTATATCAAGTTTATTACATTCAAAAGTTACATTAGCATCAGAGACGCGCAATTTCCCTCCGGGTAAAATGTATAGTTCTTTAAATTTTGTTGATTTTTCATATTGAATCAACCAGGCTCCATCCTCCAGGTCATTAAAATCCTGAGTCGCAAATTTAACTACTTCGTTATCAACTATTGCTATTAACTGATTGACCCCTGTTGGAAGTAGGGTTTTATCAAGAATTAGATGGCCTGCTGATATCATTTTCCCATCTTCAAGTTTGAATTTAGATACCTTAACTATATCCGATTCCGCAATGTTTAACTTTTGGCCTAGCCCTGTTGCTAGCCATGTTAATGATGAACCTGTTTCCAATGCACATTGGATAATCCAATCACTAGGAAAAGTGTCACGTAGATATCTATTGGCAAGAGTACTTTTAGAGACATTAAGATGATCTGCTAAAGCTTGCCTTGTTTTAAAGCCATATGCTTCGACCAGCCGCTCAATAGCCGCCTTTCCACCGTGATTAGGATTAATGAAGATCTCAATTGGGGACTTTTCTTTTTGCTCCTGTTTTTCCGCTATAGAATCATTAGTTTTAATGCCCAAATCATGAGGAAATGTTGGATCCTGTGACTTCGTATCTCTTCCAAACGCCAGCCATTCAATACTGACTCCAGTCTCCAGACTGCATAAAATCACCCAATCAGCAGGGAAGGTATCGCGTGCATATCTGTTTGCCATCGTGCTTTGAGATATACCTAGGTGATTACAGAATGCTTGGCGTGAGGCAAATCCATATGCTGCAACGATGCGCTCGATGACTTGTTGTCCGCCACGATTATTCATTATCAAAGCTTTCATATCATCACCGATATGGCGAAATGTGTTTTTTTGGTTTGACATAACCGTTTCGAGATCCTATTCTCCGTTTTGTGATGTTTGTCGTCACGATTTAACCAGGCTCACCACAAGCCAATAGGAGATTGTTGCATCATGACCCCCAACATTTCAATCACTCTTAATGCGCCTCACGTCACAATCGAGCGTTACAGTGAAATCACTGGTCTTTCAATCGATACCATCAACGACATGCTTGCTGATGGTCGTTTGCCTCGTCACCGTCTGCGTAAGGACAAGAAGCGCGAGAAAGTGATGATTAACATCGTCGCGCTGACTGTTGATGCGCTCTCTGATTGCAATGTCGCTATTAATTAGTTCCATTTTGAGACACATCGGAGCCGCTGACTATGTTTGACTATCGAGTTTCCAAACATCCGCATTTTGAAGAAGCCTGCCGGGCCTTTGCTTTACGTCACAATATGGCAAAGCTGGCAGAGCGTGCAGAAATGAACGTTCAGACACTGCGCAACAAGCTGAACCCGGAACAACCGCACCAGCTCACCGCGCCGGAAATTTGGCTGCTTACTGATCTCACTGAGGACTCAACTCTGGTTGATGGCTTTCTGGCCCAGATTCATTGCCTGCCATGTGTCCCATTAAACGAAGTGGCAAGCGAGAAGATGCCGCATTACGTACTGAATGCTACCGCAGAGATCGGGCGTGTTGCTGCCAGTGCAGTTTCTGGTGAGCCACAAACTACCGCCAGCCGTCGGCAGGCTATCGACAGCATAAACTCTGTTACTCGTTTGATGGCGCTGACGGCTGTTTCTATGCACGCCAGGCTGCAAACAAGCCCGGCAATGGCAAGTGCGGTTGATACCGTGACGGGCCTGGGCGCTTCATTTGGTCTGATTTGAGGTGCTTATGCTGAATAACGAACCGTCATTTGCATCACTACTTGTTAAGAAAAGCCCAGGAATGCACTTCGGTCATGGCTGGATTGCAGGCAAAGATGGCAAGCGCTGGCACCCTTACCACTCGCAGGCTGAATTGCTGGCTGACCTGTCAACCATCAAACAGAGGAAACCATGGCTATTGAAGGTGCTGCAGCGACTCGCACGATAAGCCCTAGTGAACGCTATGAAGGGTTGAACCACATAGCGGAATTAAGGGCAAAGGTATTTGGAATTAACATTGAGTCAGAGCTTGAGCGGTTTATTAACGAAATGAGCGACCCACGGGACGCAAATTATAAACAGAACAAGCGAGCATTAGCCGCCATATTTTTTATGGCTAACATTCCGGCAGAGCGTCACGGCGTCAAAATTAGTGAGCTGACGACTGACGAAAAGCGGGAGCTGATAAAGGCAATGAACCATTTTCGTGCAGTGGTGAGCTTATTTCCAAAGCGGCTAACCATGCCGAATTAAACCAAACCAGAAATTAATGGCGTAAACCCGCCGGGCTTCTTTTTGCCCAAATTCAGGAGAAACTCTATGAGAAATATTGAAACCCGAACCACCAAAACCGGACCAGATGATGCCGGGCTTAACCTGATGTTGACCGAGGCGCGCATGAAAGAGCGCCGGGGCCGCGCTGATGTATTTGCTGCTCATCTGGAAAAACTGGCGGTGCATATCACCCGCGGCAAACTTAACGGCACCGAAGCTGCAGAGCTGCTGCGTAACGCTGCTGAAACCATCCAGAACGAAGCGCAGGAGATCCACTGATGGCTGATTCAATGGACCTCGTGCAGCAGCGCGTGGAAGAAGACCTCCAGCGCCACATCCACAACGCCCGCGCCAAAGTGCCGGGCGTTTCCCGTGTTCTCTGCATTGATTGCGATGCACCGATCCCGCCAGCTCGCCGCCGCGCTATTCCGGGCGTGCAGTGCTGCATCACCTGTCAGGAAATCGCTGAACTGAAAGGCAAGCACTACAACGGAGGTGCTGTATGAGCACCATCCTGAAATGGGCGGGCAATAAAACCGCCGTCATGCCTGAGTTAATGCAGCACCTGCCTGCCGGTTCTCGCCTGGTTGAGCCGTTTGCAGGTTCGTGTGCTGTGATGATGGCAACAGACTATCCTCATTATCTTGTCGCGGATATTAACGCCGACCTGATCAACCTTTACCAGAAAGTTGCGCAGCACACTGAGGAATTAATTGCGTGTGCGCTGGTATTTTTCAGCGAAGATAATAATGCTGAAAGCTATTATCAAAATCGGCTGCAATTCAATACCGATACGACGTTGAGCGCGCTGGAACGTGCGGCACTGTTTTTATATTTGAATCGTCATTGTTATCGCGGGCTGTGCCGTTACAACCTGAGCGGGCAATTTAATGTTCCGTTTGGCAATTATAAAAAGCCATATTTCCCTCACGCCGAAATTCTCACCTTCGCGGAAAAGGCCCGCAGGGCCACGTTCATCTGCGCCAGCTATGACGAAACGCTGGCAATGCTGCAGGCGGGTGATGTGGTCTACTGCGATCCACCGTATGACGGTACTTTCACTGCATACCATACCGCAGGCTTTAACGAGGATGACCAGTATCACCTGGCCTCAATTCTTGAGCGTCGGTCATCAGAAGGTCATCCGGTCATTGTGTCCAATAGTGACACTTCTCTGATCCGTTCCCTTTATCTCAACTGCACCCGACACGTCATAACCACAAAGCGAAGCATGGGAGTTGAGGCCGGAGACGGTAAAACTGCAGCGGAAATTATCGCTGTATTTAAACAGCGCTATTGGGTTGAATTCGACCCGGCAGGTGGCCCTGATTGTTCTGTCGTGCATGAGGTGCACGCGTGAGCCATCACGAAGTTAAAAACTACGGCGGTGCATGTGATGCCGCCGCTGCTGCTTTTGCCTGGAATGCACCAAAGAAAGCAGTTAACCCATACCTTGACCCGGCAGAAGTTGCGCCGGGTTCTGCGCTTTCAAACCTGATCACTCTGTACGCTGCCGACAATGAGCAGGAACAGCTGCGCCGTGAGGCGCTGAGTGATGAGGTCTGGGAGCGTTATTTCTTCAATGAGTCCCGTGATCCTGTCCAGCGTGAAATGGAGCAGGATAACCTCATCAGCCGGGCCAAAATGGCCCGTGAGCAGCAGCGTGTTAATCCCGATTTGGTGATCATCGCCGATGTAAGCGCGCAGCCGTCCCACATCAGCAAGCCGCTGCTGGAGCGGATTAAATACTTTCACGGCCTGGGCCGGGCAAAGGCTTATTCCCGTTATCTGCGCGAAACTATCAGGCCATGCCTTGAGCGCCTGGCGCGGGTGCGTGACAGCCAGGTGTCTGCTTCCTCCCGGTTCATGGCAAGCCATGACGGTCTGGAGGGGCTGCTGGTCCTGCCTGAAATGAGCCAGGACCAGGTAAAACGCCTGTCTACGCTGGTTGCGGCGCATATGAGCATGTGTCTGGATGCGGCCTGTGGTGATCTTTTCGTAACGGACGACGTGAAACCAGAAGAAATCCGCCAGGCGTGGGAAAGGGTGGCTGCTGAGGCAATGCGGCTGGATGTGATCCCACCTGCGTTTGAGCAACTGCGCCGAAAGCGTCGCCGCCGCAAGCCAGTGCCTTATGACCTCATCCCGGGATCGCTCGCGCGTATGCTTTGCGCGGATTGGTGGTATCGCAAACTTTGGCAGATGCGCTGCGAATGGCGAGAGGAACAACTGCGTGCCGCTTGCCTGGTCAACAAGAAAGCCTCCCCGTATGTCAGCTATGAAGCTGTGATCCATAAGCGCGAACAGCGCCGCAAATCACTGGAGTTTTTCAAGTCGCATGAGCTGGTAAACGCCGACGGTGATACGCTGGATATGGAAGAGGTGGTGAATGCCAGCAACAGCAACCCGGCACACCGCCGCAACGAAATGATGACCTGCGTCAAAGGGCTGGAGCTGATTGCTGAAATGCGCAGCGACTGCGCCGTGTTCTATACCATCACTTGCCCGTCCCGCTTCCACGCCACCCTCAACAACGGCAGGCCCAATCCGAAGTGGACCAGCGAAACGGTCCGGCAGAGCAGTGATTATCTGGTTGAAACGTTCGCGGCGTTCCGCAAGGCCATGCACAAAGCCGGGCTGCGCTGGTATGGCGTCCGGGTTGCAGAGCCACACCATGACGGCACCGTGCACTGGCACCTGCTGTGCTTCATGCGTAAAAAAGACCGCCGCTCCATCACCGCGCTGCTGCGTAAATTTGCCACCCGCGAAGACCGCGAGGAGCTGGGCAAAAATACCGGGCCGCGCTTCAAGTCTGAGCTGATCAACCCGCGCAAAGGCACGCCGACCAGCTACATCGCTAAATACATCAGCAAGAACATCGACGGGCGCGGGCTGGCTAAAGAAGTCAGCAAGGAAACGGGCAGATCACTTCGGGACAGCGCGGAGCACGTCACCGCCTGGGCGTCACTGCATCGTGTTCAGCAGTTCCGTTTCTTTGGCATTCCGGGCCGCCAGGCTTACCGCGAGCTGCGTCTGCTGGCAGGACAGGCTGGCAGAGCGCAGGGCGATAAAAAAGCAGGTGCGCCGGTTCTGGAAAATGCCCGTTTGGACGCCGTGCTGGCGGCTGCGGATGCGGGGTGCTTTGCTACCTACATCATGAAGCAGGGCGGTGTGCTGGTTCCCCGTAAACATCATCTCGTCAGGACGGCATACGAGCTTAACGACGAGCCGAGCGCCTACGGCGATCACGGCATCCGTATCTATGGCATCTGGTCCCCGATTGTTGAGGGCCGAATTTGCACGCACGCCATCAAGTGGAAAATGGTTCGTAAGGCCGTTGACGTTCAGGAGGCGACAGCCGACCAGGGCGCTTGCGCCCCTTGGACTCGTGGCAATAACTGTCCCCCTGTTGAAATTTTGAACCAATCAGGGGGCGAATTACCCGACAACAAAGAGCCGCAGGCGCTGCCAGATCTCCACGGCATGAGCGCTAAGGAACGGCGAGAGCTGACAGCACGGCTGAGGCTGGTAAAACCGAAGCGGCGGAAAGGGTACAAACAGGAAATTACCGATCACCAGCGTCAGCAGCTTGATGCCGAACTGTGGTCCAGAGGGTTCGATGCGAGTGAAACAGAGGTGGACCTGCTTCTGCGTGGCGGCAGCATTCCGTCTGGCGCAGGGCTGCGCCTTTTCTACCGGAATCAGCGTCTGCAGGAAGATGATAAATGGCGACAATGGTACACATGACAATCAGGTTGGTTATGTGCTGACCACTGCGACATAGGAGATATCTGAAGGAAAGAGCAAAAAGCATTTTACAATCTGAAATGTATTATGTACTGTATATATAAACAGTGGATATATATACAGTTTATTTGTTCAGTAGTATCGAGAGGAGGGAAGATGCAGGACTATTTTTTGGAGTCGTTGAAGCTCCAGCGCATAGATTTTTTTATCAAGCTTGTAGCGGCTAGTGAGTGTGACGATGAAGAAAAGCGGCTGGCTATCCAGTGGGTTTCGGAATTGACCGATGAGCTGATGGCGAAAATCCGTGCTCATGAGTACAACCGCTCGATGGATCTTCCCGGTTAGTCAAAGGAACGTTGCTGGCGTGAGAACTTGCTTCTGACGTCAGCAAGGTTGAACAACGAGAGTAGCGAGGCGTTAGTTCTTAAATATCATTTCCACTTAATTTTATTTAAGTGCCACTTAAATCAGCTTGTTAGATTGAATTGCTCATTTACCCGCCAGCGCCGAAAGATTAGACTTGCTCATGAATTTATCCGTAAAAAATATGAGGGATTATTAATCTATGGCAATTCCAACTTATCTTTGGTTGAAAGATGATGGTGGTGCACTTATCAAGGGTTCCGTCGATGTACAGAACCGCGAATATTCCATCGAAGTCACTTCATTCAGCCATAATCTGTACATTCCCACAGACAACAACACCGGAAAGTTGACGGGGACACGCGTGCATGGCGCGCTTATTTTTGAGAAAGAGTTTGATAGCTCATCGCCGTATCTGTTTAAAGCCGTGGCTACAGGCCAAACACTGGAAAGTGCTGAGTTCAAGTGGTATCGCATCAATGACGCAGGCCAGGAAGTTGAGTATTACAACATGCTGCTTGAGGGGGTGAAGATTGTTTCAATAACTCCAATGATGCACGATACCAAAACAGTGATTAACGTTGGTCACCGTGAGCAGGTTCAACTACGTTATGCAAAAATCACATGGCGTTATGTTGATGGCAACATCCAATTCACGGATGCGTGGAATGAGCGTGTAACCGGATAGGCGGTAAATGATGGATTCAGTAGAAGAACTCAACGGAACGTATTTCTACAGGGGATTTTCTAATCTATCTGCTGGTGAACTTCTGTTCTGGCTATTTCTCGACGAAACAGCTGAACAACTCGGAACGGGGGATTTATTCACCGTTGCGCTGATTTTGTTAGGTCAGCCTGATATACCCACAAGAGGGAAGCCGGCCCGGGCAACACCGGGTACGTCCCCCCTTAGTTCTCAGTTGCGTCATTGGCTGAACGTCGAAACCAGACGACTACCCACCCTGACAACAGGCAGTATCAAAAGGATGAAGTTTGCCTATGTAACCAATTTGGGTGCATTCGTCGGGCGCTGGATCCCGATTATCGGTGAAGTCATCATTGCCAACGACGTTGCTCAAATTGCGTACCGGGTGACCACGAAATACAACACCATAGCCAGAGGAAACGACAAGCTATGGTAACTGATGATGATGTTTTGGCTTGGTACGGCGAACGGTTTAATAAACCGGGCTTGTTCTCTAAAAAACGCTGGCCTGTCACGTTAGATACGAGCCTGAGCACGGGAAACTATGTTTGGGCGAGTGAGACAGGCGCAGAGATTATGAGTGAGTACTTCGAACGGTTCGACGTTGACTCTGCCAGTTTTGATTTTTACAGATACTGGCCTGTTGAAACTTTCTTTCTGTATGCGCTGTTCACGAGTGGAAAGGACGACGACGAACCAGAGCCGCTAACGCTTCGTATGCTTGCCGAATCGGCAAGGGTGGGTGTTTGGCTTTATGGTTGAGCCAGTATCCTCAAAAGCGCTGTAGGATGTCCTTAATAGCGCTTTTGATTTTTGTGAGCTGACTGCATGACTATGCTGCATGAATCCGCATGATCGTTTGAGGATCTTTTTTGCCGAGGCCCGCCAGAACTGGCGAGCTTTTACTTATGCCATGCAGGCGCATGAAAACCGCTACACAAAGCGGGCAGGCGTGGCGGGGATACGAGCGCGCATTCGTTGTGATATTATTAACTTGCCTTATCTGGGAATGACAGGTTTGTGGTGGATGAGTAAAATGATAAAAGACAAGCTTTGTGACAACAAAATTAGAGTTTTATATACGGCCATTTTCGTAGTTATAATGGTGTTCGCATGGTTTGGGCGTTCATTTATACTTAACGATATGTCTCGATTTAACTTACTCGGTTACATGGGGACAGTGGTTACAATATTAGGCTTAATTATTACATTTTTAGAGGTTATGCATGGTGTAGTAGTTAGTAAGAGTCTGCATAAGCAAGCAAGTGAAATGCTTGGGAATTTTAAAGATAAAGAATTTGAATTGTTAATGAGTGAACTGGTTACTGTGCTTGATTATCTCATTGCTGATGTTGATAACAAAAGTTTCACGGTAGCTTTAAGGCAGTTGTCTTCTTTTTATAGAATTCATAAACGTGTAAAGTCCAACTATATTGAATACTATGGTGGAGATGATTCCGATGTTATAGATAAAATAAATAACATTGAAAAAAACATCTCTGCTTTGAGGTATACAAAACAATCAGCAATGATACCAAACAAAGTTATGATTGATTTAAACGATGGGTTGATAGATGCTAAACGTTTTTTTGTTAGTAAACAGTCTGAATTAGGAGGCTCCAAAAATGCTGCCAGTTAATATTTATAACATGGTCAATAAACTGATCGAAATGACGCGGTTAGGGCAGGTAACATGGAGCTTTGATTATTACAATGATAAAGTTTCTGCGTCGTTGCCCCACTTTTCAGTAAACATACTTTCACGATTTGATAGTGATACAGGGACTTCATATCTACATGTAGATTATTTTGATAATAAAAATAATCAATCTTATAGGTTTTCTACAAATATGTATGAGACACAATATGATACGGTCAGAGTGTTATATGATGAGGCTCAGGCTTCAAATTTAGATATAAAATTCTAAAATGGTGGAGACGATTTATTTCGTCTCCCTTTGGTTATTTGTTGTTTGTATTTAAATTGTATTGACCGAATTTTATTATTTTTTCACCAATCCATGTGTTAAATTCATCCAATCTCTTTTGTAAGGGAATTAACTCATTCCGCACAAACACATTTGCCGCTTTCTCCACATCCCCAAACCCCCCAACATTACTTGGCATAATCCCCATCATCTGAGGTGGCACGCGGTGCGCTGCCATCATGTCATCGCGGCTCACGTTCTTGATATTCAGAAACTCATCCTTTGCCGCTACCTCTGACAGCGGGATGATCTGGATACCGTCCTTTTTGCCGTTGGGCGAGTACATAAACAGGTTGCGGAAGTTGCCCGGCCCTTTGGCGCTTTTCATGGCCTGGCGGATGTTGTTCACGTCCTCCTGGTTCTGCGCGGCGTCAGTCATGTACATGATGAAGCCCGCGTGGCTGCCGTTGATGTAGTATTTCCGGCGGAACAGCGTGGCGGACTCACTCAGCAGGGCGGACGGGATGGCTGACAGGTATTCCGGCAGGCCGTAAATCTCCTGATTCAGGTCCGGCTCCATCAGGTGGAAGATGCTGCCTTTGGTGAACTCGTAGGGCTGCGTGGTCATGCCGTATTGCACAAACCAGTAAGTGTCGAGATCGATCCCGCGGCGGGTATATTTCGCCAGTGATGGCTCCAGCGACAGAATGCCACCCAGCCGGTTCGTCCGCTTCTCCAGATAGGCGTTACCGAACACCAGATAATCCTGCACGAAGCGGCTGAATGCTTGCTGACTCAATAGCGGGTGTGGAATGAACGTGCTGGTCAGGATGTTGCGCTTAACAGCAATCGGTGAGCTGTGATGCACGGCGGCGCGGTAGGTGCGCGCCAGGCCGTCAAAGCTCACGGGCGGTTCATACCATTTATCCATCTGTACGCATTCTACGTAGTCGAGCAGCTCGCGGCGGTCCAGTACCGGGATCGGATCGCCAAAGCTGAACGCCTCAGCAGACATAGCGGTGGTTGGCTGGGCAGTTACTTCCGCTGGCGCGGTGCTGGCCAGGGCGTCGTGTTCACTCATCAAAAAATCTCCACAATGTTGCTGGTATTGGCGGCCTCGCCCTGCAGCGGTTCGTTAAACAGCGCGTGCATCGTCGCCCAGGCCAAATCTGCGTGGCTGGCTTCTTCGCTGCGGCTGGCTTCGTAAGTCGGGCGGTTGCCGCTGGCGGTGGTGGCCCGGCGGATTGCCATAAATGACTGCGCAATGTCGGTGTGCCCGGCGTCGAACTCCAGGCGGCGGTGGCTGATAATGTCGTACGCCTTGAGCACCAGGGCGTTTTTCACGTTCGGGTTGTAGACGAACTCGCGCACGGCAGGGAAGAACGCTTTCACGTTCTCATACACGCCATGCCCTACGCCCGTTGAGTCGATGCCGATGTAGGTCACGTTGTACTGCTGCGTGAGCTGTTTAATGGCGTCGGCCTGGGCGCGAAAGTCCATGCCGCGCCACTGATGGCGCTCCAGAATGCGGAACTTGCCGCCCGGCACCGTTGGCGGAGCCATAACCACGCATCCGGCGCTGTCACCGTTCTGCGTGCCCTTCGCCGGGTCGTAACCGATCCAGACTTCACGCCAGCCAAACGGGCGCAGAGCCAGGGCCTGAAAATCTGCCCACACCTCCCAGCTATCCACCATGCACGCCTGCAGCTCACTGAGCGGGAATACCGACGCGAGATCGTCGATAAATTCGCACATCAGCAGGTTCTGGTATTCGTCCGGGCTGTACTCCATGCGCAGCTGGTCGAGGTCGAACAGGTTGCAGCCGCCGCGTACCGCGTCCTCCACGGTGACAATCTGGCGGTATTGCCCGTCCGGGCAGAGCAGGCCGGGAGCCAGGCCGCCGTGGGTCAGGTCAATATCTACTTTGTCGGCTTTGCTGCGGCCCCGGTTGAACAGCGCGCCGGACCAGAACGGATAGGCGCTGTGTGTCAGGCTCGATGGAGTGGAAAAGTAGGTCTGCCGCCAGCGCTTATGGATCGCCATGCCGGAGGCGACTTTGCGCAGCTCCTGAAATTTCGGGATCCAGAAATATTCATCCAGGTACAGGTTGCCGTGATAGCTCTGCGCGGTGCGCGCGTTGGTGCCAAGAAAATAGAGCGTTGCGCCGTTGGGCAGCACCATCGGATCACCTTTAAGCTCCACATCAACCTCTTTAGCGAAGTCGATAATGTACTGCTTAAAGACGTGCGCCTGGGCCTTACTGGCTGAAAGGAAAATCTGGTTGCGCCCGGTGGTGATGGCATCAATCAGCGCCTCGCGGGCAAAAAAGAAGGTCGCGCCAATCTGGCGGGACTTGAGCAGGTTACGGATGCGGTGACGGTTGCCTGCCTCCCACCAGTGGCGCTGATAGGCGAACATCGAGCTGTGGAAAATCTCCTGCAGTTTTTCGGTCTGTTCGTCACTGAATACGTTCTTTTCCGCTGGCTTGCGCGGGCCTTTATTGCGGTTCGCCACGTTGGGGTTAAGGTCGGCCTCGTTGCCGCCGTCGTTAAATTTGCCAATGCGGGCATGGCGTTCTGACTGACGCGCCAGCAGGTCTATCTCTTTGAAGTCTTTCCCTTCTTTCTGCTCCTTCATGATGAGATGGCAATAGCGCGCGGCAGTGGTGAGCTGCATCTGATCCAGCGGGCCATACTCGCCCCACTTGTCGCGCTTCTTCCAGCTGTGTACGGTTGCAACTTTCTCGCCCAGCATTTCGGCAATGCGGGCTACGCGGTATCCCTGAAAGTACAGCATCATAGCCTGCCGACGGGGATCGAGATCTGCGGGTGTCAGTGTCATGTCCATGGCACAAGCCTACGGCCTTGCCTGATGCCTTTCCCCGGCTGCGTTTTGTGTGGTGAACCCCACAAAGCCCGCGCGTTGTTTCACTCCCACCATCCCAGCAAACATAAGGCTCCAGTAAGTTTTTCTAACGGAGCATGGCTCATGACAGCGAAAGCAAAGCGTTTCCGCATCGGGGTGGAAGGTGCCACCACTGACGGACGCGAAATCCAGCGTGACTGGCTGGTGCAGATGGCAGCCAGTTACAACCCGGCGCTCTACACCGCGCAGATTAACCTTGAGCACATCAAGTCTTATCTGCCGGACAGCACCTTTAACCGTTACGGCACGGTGTCTGCTCTGGTGGCTGAGGAAATCAAAGACGGTCCAATGGCAGGCAAGATGGCGCTCTATGCCGATGTGGCCCCGACGGATGCGCTGATCGCCCTGGTTAAGAAAGGGCAGAAGCTCTTTACCTCAATGGAAGTCAGCCCGCAGTTTGCCGATTCCGGCAAGGCCTATCTGGTCGGTCTGGCGGCAACGGATGACCCGGCAAGCCTGGGCACGGAAATGCTGACCTTTAGCGCCACCGCGACCCATAACCCGCTGGCAAACCGTAAGCAGAACCCGGAAAATCTGTTTTCCGCAGCCGCCGAAACGGTTATCGAACTCGACGTTACCCAGGACGACAAGCCATCCCTCTTTTCCCGCGTGACCGCGCTGTTTGCCAAAAAAGAGCAGACCGATGACGCGCGTTTCTCAGATGTGCATAAAGCTGTGGAGCTGGTTGCTACAGAGCAGCAGAGCTTTAGCGAACGCACGGACAAATCCCTGACTGAGCAAGAAACCCGCCTGTCTTCGCTGGAAACCTCACTGCAAAAACAGCAGGCCGATTTTGCGGCGCTGGAGCTGCAGTTGAGCACCGAAGACAGCCGCAAGGATTACCGCCAGCGCGCGCCGGGCGGTGACGCTCCGGCTGGCACTGTGACTAACTGCTGATGGAGCACAAGACCCGATGAAACAGAAAACCAAATTTGCTTTTAACGCCTACCTGATGCAGTTGGCCCGCCTGAACAATGTTCCGGTGGAAGAACTCTCCAGCAAATTCACGGTAGAGCCGACCGTACAGCAGACCCTGGAAGACCAAATCCAGCAGTCCGCTGCGTTCCTTACCCTGATTAACGTCATGGGTGTGTCTGAGCAGTCCGGTCAGCTGCTGGGGCTGGGTGTGGGCAGCACCATTGCCGGAACCACCGACACCACCGCCAAAGAGCGTGAAGCCGTTGACCCAACGCTGATGACGGACGTGGAATACAAATGCGAGCAGACCAACTTCGACACGGTGCTGACCTACGCGAAGCTTGACCTGTGGGCCAAATTCCAGGACTTCCAGTTGCGTATCCGCAACGCCATCATTCAGCGTCAGGCGCTGGACCGCATCATGATTGGCTTCAATGGCGTCAAGCGCGCCAAAACCTCTAACCGCACCGACAACCCAATGCTGCAGGACGTGAACAAAGGCTGGCTGCAGAAGGTGCGTGAAGATGCGCCGGACTGCGTGATGGGCAGCACTACGGCAGAAGACGGCACAACCACCGCAGCCCCGGTGAAGGTCGGTTCAGGTGGTCAGTACCTGAATCTGGACGCGCTGGTTATGGATGCCGTCAACGAGTTGATCGACCCGATTTTCCAGGACGATGACGGTCTGGTGGTGGTCTGTGGTCGTGAGTTGCTGGCAGACAAGTATTTCCCACTGGTCAACAAAGAGCAGGATAACAGCGAGAAAATCTCCGCTGATCTCATCATCAGCCAGAAACGCATGGGTGGCCTGCAGGCGGTGCGTGCGCCGTTCTTCCCGTCAAATGCTCTGATGATCACCCGTCTGGATAACCTCTCCATCTACTGGCAGGAAGACACCCGCCGCCGTGCCGTTATCGACAATCCGAAGCGTGACCGTATCGAAAACTTTGAATCCGTCAATGAGGCGTATGTGGTGGAAGACTACCGCTGCGTGGCTCTGGTGGAAAACATCGAGATCGGTGATTTCAGCGCGCCCGCGGCACCGGAAGGTGGAGAGTAACGCATGAGCCTGAGTCCCGCACGGCAACACCGCTTGCGCGTCCAGGCTGAACAGGCCGCCCGTCTGGGCGGCAATGTTCGCCATGCGTCGGGTTATGACCAGATGCTGCTGCAGCTGGCGGAGGATAAACGCCGCCTGAAAGGCGTTCAGTCCACGCTGAAAAAGGCGCAAATCAAGGTGGAGCTACTGCCGAAATATGCCGCCTGGGTGGAGGGCGTGCTGGCGGCGGATGCCACGCAGCAGGATGACGTGGTGATGTACGTGATGCTCTGGCGCATTGATGCCGGTGATTATGCCGGGGCGCTGCAAATCGCAGCGCACGCGCTGCGTCGGGGATGGGTGATGCCGCTTGGCAACCGCAACACGCAGACCGTGCTAGTTGAAGAACTGGCAGACGCGGCGCAGGCCGCCATTACTGCCGTGCAACCTTTTGAGCCGGAGTTATTGCTGCAGGCGCTGGAGTTGACGGACGGCACCGATATGCCCGATCAATCTCGCGCTCGTCTGCATAAAGCCCTTGGTCTGTTGCTCTGTGAATCCAGCCCAGCCTCCGCCCTGAATCACATCACTCACGCATTGCAGCTGGACCCGCGCTGCGGCGTGAAAAAAGACAAAGAACGGCTTGAGCGCAGACTGCGCAATGAGAGCCAGTAACGGAACGTGCCCCGCGCACGGGCGGCACGGGATGGCGGCAGGCATTGCCTTATCAAAATCCCGTCCACCGCCCACTTTTTCAGGAGAAAGCCGTATGCAGTTTGTTGCGCCTGAACAGGCCCCGGAGCAGACGGAGGTCATCAAAAATACGCCGTTCTGGCCTGATGTGGACCTGTGCGAATTTCGCAACGTTATGCGCGCTGACGGCACGGTGACACCTGCCCGGCTGAAACAGCTGGCGCTCACGGCAATGTCAGAGGTCAACGCGGAGCTATACACCTTCCGCCAGCGTCAGCAAGCGCTGGGCTACCGGATGCTGGCTGACGTGCCCGCAGAAGAACTGGACGGTAAAAGCGAGCGCCTGCACCACTACAGCAATGCGGTGTATTGCTGGGCGCGGGCGGTGCTCAATGAACGTTATCAGGACTATGACGCCACGGCGTCAGCGGTAAAGCGCGGTGATGAGCTGGCGGAGGCCAGCGCCGATCTATGGCGTGATGCCCGCTGGGCTATCAGCCGGGTGCAGGATGCGCCGCACTGCACGGTGGAGCTTATCTGATGAAAGTGCGTGCGTATCAGTATGACACCGTGGACGCGCTGTGCTGGCGTCACTATGGGCGCACGCAGGGTGTCACTGAGCAGGTATTGCGGGCAAATCCGGGGCTGGTTGAATACGGCCCCTTTTTACCTCACGGGCTGCAGGTGGAGCTGCCGGATATAACGGAAACGCCCACCGTGCAGACCGTTCAGCTATGGGACTGAATCATGACGCTTGAACGAGTCAGCGCCTTTATCACTTACTGCATCGCCGTTGTGCTGGCATGGATGGGGGACATGTCTCTCAAGGATGCCTCCACGGTGGGCGGCGTGTTGATTGGCGTGCTGATGCTGCTGATCAACTGGTACTACAAACACAAAACTTTCCAGCTGCTGCGTGACGGGAAGCTTTCACGGGAGGCGTATGAATCCATCAATCGTTAAGCGCTGCCTGGTCGGCGCGGTGCTGGCCATCGCCGCCACGCTACCGGGCTTTCAGTCGCTCCATACGTCACTGGATGGTTTGAAACTTATCGCGGATTACGAGGGCTGCCGCCTGCAGCCGTACCAGTGCAGCGCGGGTGTATGGACCGATGGCATCGGTAACACCTCCGGCGTAGTGCCGGGCCGGGGTATCACCGAACGACAGGCGGCACAGGGACTTATCACTAACGTGCTGAAAGTGGAAAGGGCCCTGGAAAAATGTGTGCTGCAGACCATGCCGCAAAAGGTCTATGACGCGGTGGTGTCGTTCGCGTTCAACGTCGGCACGGGCAATGCCTGCAGCTCCACGCTGGTTAAGTTGCTCAATCAACAGCGCTGGGCTGACGCGTGCCGCCAGCTGCCGCGCTGGGTGTATGTCAAAGGTGTGTTTAATCAGGGGCTGGACAACCGCCGCGCGCGGGAAATGGTCTGGTGTCTGAAAGGAGCGGGCACATGATGCGCGCCCTGGCTGTGCTGCTGGCGCTGGTACTGATAGCGCTGGGCTGGCAGTCGTGGCGGCTTAATAACACCCGCCACACTATCGAGACGCAGGGCTGGGAGTTGGACAGCAAAACCCAGGAGCTGACAAAGAAAAACAGCCAGCTGATTGGCCTGTCCATTCTGACCGAAACCAACAGCCGGGAGCAGATGCGGCTCTATGCAACGGCAGAAGATACGCGCGCATTGCTGCATCAGCGCCAGAACCGGATTGAGGAGCTAAAACGTGAAAACGAAGATTTGCGCCGCTGGGCTGACACTCTTTTGCCTCCTGATGTTGTCAGGCTGCGCGAAAGACCCGCCATCACCGGAGGTGCAGCTTACCGTGAGTGGCTGTCCAAAGGTGACGCAGTGCCACCTGGAAAGGTCAGCGCCGCGCAGTAACGGCGATCTGCTGACCCTGCTGGATGAAACGGAGGCCGCCTGGGCGGTTTGTGCAGACAAAGTGGACACCATTGTGTCCTGTCAGGAGCGAGACAGTGAACAAGCCGCAATCCCTGCGCGCAGCGCTAAATAAGGCGGTGGCTTACGTCCGGGAGAACCCGGACAAACTGCATCTGTTTGTAGATAGAGGCTCACTGGTGGCAACCGGGGCCAGCTCCATGTCGTGGGAGTACCGTTACACCCTGAATGTGGTGATTGAAGACTTCAGCGGCGATCAAAATCTGCTGATGGCCCCGGTGCTGCTGTGGCTGATGGAGAATCAGCCGGATGCCATCAATAATCAGGAGCTGCGCGAAAAGCTGTTTTCTTTTGAGGTGGATATTCTGCGCAATGACATTTGCGACATCAGTCTGGACCTGCAGCTGACGGAACGCATTCTCGTGAGCGCTGAGGGCGGCACCTCTACCGTTAAGGCAGAGCCGGAGCCAGATGTGCCGGAAGAAATGTGGACGGTGAGCCGTGGATGAGTTGCAGAAAGTAGACGCCTGGCTGACAGCGCTGCTGGCAAATCTGGAGCCAGCGGCACGCAAGCGCATGATGCGGGAACTGGCGCAGCAGCTGCGCCGGAATCAGCAGAACAACATTCGCCTGCAGCGCAATCCTGATGGCATGGGCTACGAGCCACGCCGGGTAACACCCCGTACAAAGAAGGGCCGGATTAAGCGGCAGATGTTCACCAAACTCCGCACCACGAAATACCTGAAGACCGCCGCCAGTGCCGACTCTGCCAGTGTTGAGTTTGCCGGGCAGGTGCAGCGGATTGCCCGGGTGCATCACTACGGCCTGCGGGATCGCATCAGCCGGAAAGGCCCGGAGGTGCGCTATGCTGAGCGCCGCCTGCTGGGTGTTAACAAAGAGTCTATCGATCTAACTCTTGATATATTGCATAGATACCTTCTGCCTTGAATTCACCGTTTGCCCAATGAATTGCGTTTTTTTGTTCCGTCAGAATGTATTTTCTGGCTTTTTTAGAGTAATGAATTGTTAGCATAAATCCCAAGGAGAGCCATAATAAAATAAACATGGTCATTGGGGTAAGGGAATAAATGAAGAGTTTATCTTTAATAAATTTCTTGACCGATTTATCAATGTAAGTCTTTCCTTCATCCGTGGTCAGTAATTTGCAAAGATCTTCTTTATGTTCAATAGTTAATGACTTGTACTTCTCTGCGTTAGCAGAGGATGGCTGCACGCAATCATCCTTTGAGATTTTCCAGTTAGGAGTGGATAAAATTGTAGCGGCTATTGCCATTTTATTTGATATGTAGAATGACTCCCCGGAGTTCTTCCAATAAAGTAGCGTATTATTCGGAGGGGTTTTAATGGTTTGGATGAGTGCTGGTCCAAAAAGATAAATCGAATACAAAAAAATAAGAGAAAAGAGAATAGTGACCGCTTTTTCAGCCCATGTGATAGTGGGTAGCCTTTTTAATGATATTCGTATAAGAAAAAAATTTAGCACAAATGCAGGTATGCCAGATTTTTTTAAAATCACGTCATGAGATTTTCTATATTTGAATAGTGCTCTTATAACAATTGTCACTAAAGTGATCGCCGCTCCAAATATGGAAAACCATGCTGCAAGTGAGGCTGCCGGGGAGTTCAAAAATTCAGCATTAAATATATTGGAGCTTATTGGATTTATAGCACTCATTCATCCTCCTGTTGGTTGTTTTTTATCCTTTAATCAATTTGTACCATCGATACCACAATTTGCAAGAAGTTAAAATCAAGCTTGCAGCTGTCATCATTTCCCCATGAACGCACAACTCACAGAAATCATGCGCCTTATCACCAATCTGATCCGCACCGGAACTGTAACGGAAGTGGACCGGGACAACTGGCTGTGCCGGGTGAAAACGGGCGACCTTGAAACCAACTGGATTAACTGGCTAACGCTGCGAGCGGGTAACTCGCGCACCTGGTGGAAACCGTCCGTGGGGGAGCAGGTTGTGCTGTTCAGCCTGGGCGGCAATCTGGAAACCGCATTTGCTTTGCCTGCTGTCTACTCAAATCAGTTTCCGCCCCCGTCTGACTCTGAGGACGGTAGCGTGACCGAGTACCCGGACGGCGGCTGGTTTGAGTACGAACCCGAAACCGGGCGCTGGTATGTGCGGGGCATTAAATCCATGGTGATCGAGGCGGCGGATAACATCACCTTTAAAACCGGGGAATTTGTCGTGGAAGCAGACACCACCCGCATCAACAGTGAGGTGGTGATCAACGGTGGCGCGACCCAGGGCGGCGGCCCGATGAGTTCCAACGGGATAGTGGTGGATAACCACGCGCACAACAAAGTGAAGTCCGGCGGCGATACATCAGGAGGCCCGGTATGACGATGTATTACGGCATGAACAGCGCCACGGGCAAGGCGATTACTGACACTGAGCACCTCAACCAGTCTGTGAAGGACATTCTGATCACGCCGCAGGGTAGCCGCATTGCCCGCCGGGAATATGGTTCGCTGCTGTCCGCCCTGATTGACCAGCCACAAAACCCCGCGCTGCGCCTGCAGATGATGAGCGCCGTGTATGTGGCGCTGATGCGCTGGGAGCCGCGGCTTACCCTCGACGCCATCACAATCAATAGCGACTTTGACGGCTCAATGATCGTTGACCTGACCGGGCGGCGAACTGATGGCACGCCTGTTTCTCTTTCCGTTGCAACAGGAGCACAAAGTGGCAGCAATTGACCTTTCCCAGCTCCCGCCGCCGCAGATTGTGGATGTGCCGGACTTTGAAACCCTGTTGGCTGAGCGCAAGGCGTCTTTTGTGTCGCTTTACCCGGCGGACCAGCAGGACGCTGTGCGGCGCACGCTGACGCTGGAGTCGGAGCCGATTACCAAACAGCTGCAGGAAAGCACCTATCGTGAGGTCCTTCTGCGTCAGCGCATCAATGAAGCCGCGCTGGCGGTGATGGTGGCCTACTCAAACGGTAACGATCTGGAGCAGCTCGCTGCCAACTGCAACGTGAAGCGCCTGATTGTGACGCCTGCTGATGATAGCGCCGTGCCACCTGTCCCGGCGGTGTACGAGTCTGACGAAGAACTGCGTCCTCGTATCCCGGAAGCCTTTGAAGGGTTGTCTGTGGCCGGGCCGACAGCGGCCTATGAGTTTCACGCTAAAAGCGCCGACGGGCGCGTCGCAGATGCCAGCGCAACCAGTCCGGCCCCGGCGGAGGTGGTGCTTACCGTCCTGAGCCGTGAGGGTGACGGCACGGCAGGCGCTGATCTGCTGGCGGTGGTTGATAAGGCGCTCAACAGTGAGAGCGTGCGCCCGGTGGCTGACCGTCTGACGGTGCGCAGTGCTGAAATCATCCCGTACAGCGTGGATGCCACGATCTTTATTTATCCGGGGCCGGAGGCCGAGCCGGTAATGGCAGAGGCCAAAGCCAGCCTGCAGAAATACATCGCCAGCCAGACGCGGCTAGGGCGGGACATTCGCCTGAGCGCTATTTATGCCGCCCTGCATGTTGAAGGCGTGCAGCGCGTTGAGCTGGCCTCCCCGCAGGATGATGTGGTGCTGGATAAAACCCAGGCGGCCTCCTGCATGGTGTGGAGTGTGACCAACGGCGGCACAGATGAATAGCCTGTTACCGTCGGGTTCGTCAGTGCTTGAGCGCCGCCTGGCACAGAGCTGTAGCGGTATTTCCGATCTGCAGGTGTCGCTGCGTGACCTGTGGAACCCGGCGACGTGCCCGGTCAGCTTTTTGCCGTATCTGGCCTGGGCGTTTTCCGTGGACCGCTGGGACGAAAGCTGGGCGGAGAGCGTTAAGCGTCGGGTGGTCCAGGATGCGTTTTATGTCCATCAGCGCAAGGGAACAACCAGCGCCGTGCGGCGCGTGGTTGAGCCGTTCGGTTTCCTGATCCGCATTCTGGAATGGTGGCAGACCAATGAGGCCCCCGGCACGTTCCGGCTGGATATTGGCGTGCAGGATCAGGGCATCACAGAGGAAACCTATCTGGAGCTGGAGCGCCTGATCAGCGATGCGAAGCCATGCAGCCGCCACCTGATCGGCATGTCCATCAACCTGCAGACCACTGGCCCGTTTTGGGTGGGTGCTGGCACCTACATCGGGGAAGAAATCACTATTTATCCGTATATCAACGAAACCATTGTTTCCGGTGGCGCTCTGTATGAGGGCGGCGCAGTCCATGTTATTGACACAATGAGAGTGAATCCATGAGCGCAAAATTTTATACCCTGCTGACGGAGATCGGCGCGGCGAAACTGGCAAGCGCCGCCGCGCTCGGTGTGCCGCTGAAAATTACCCAGATGGCGGTGGGCGATGGCGGCGGTGTGCTGCCGACACCTAACGCCCAACAGACAAAACTGATTAATGAAAAGCGCCGCGCCGATCTCAATATGTTGTACATCGACCCGCAGAACAGCAGCCAGATTATTGCGGAACAGGTTATTCCTGAAACAGAGGGCGGTTGGTGGATTCGTGAGGTGGGCCTGTTCGATGACACTGGCGCACTGATTGCCGTCGGCAACTGCCCGGAGAGTTACAAGCCGCAGCTGGCTGAGGGCAGCGGGCGCACACAGACGGTGCGCATGGTGCTGATCACCAGTAGCACCGATAACATCACCCTGAAAATTGACCCGGCGGTGGTGCTGGCAACCCGCAAGTATGTAGATGATAAGGTTCTGGAGTTAAAGCTGTACGTGGATGACCAGATGGCAAAGCATATTGCTGCCGCTGATCCGCATACGCAGTACGCCCCAAAAGCCAGCCCGACGTTAACCGGAACGCCAAAAGCACCAACGGCAGCGGCAGGCAATAACACCACCCAGCTTGCCAACACGGCGTTTGTGCAGGCCGCCATTGCGGCGCTGGTCAATTCCTCCCCTGGTGCGCTGGACACGCTAAACGAACTGGCTGCCGCACTGGGGAACGATCCGAACTTCGCCACCACCATGACCAATGCGCTAGCGGGGAAAATGGATAAATCTGCCAATGGTGCGGATATTGCTGATGTTGCTGCTTTTTACCGGAATGTAGGACTCGGAGAGGTTGCAAAAAGGAATGTGGGAACTGGTGTTGGCCAAATTCCAGATATGTCATTTTTTACGAAAAATCTAACTACAAGTAATGGGTTTCCATATTTAACTGTAGGTTTTCCACAAGGTGTAATATTGAAAGCAGGTAGTGATTCAACTGGTTTATCACAAAATGTGCTAATCACTTTCCCGACACCATTTCCAACGACTTGTATCGCGGTGATCCCTGTTCACTATGTTTCGGCGTTGTCTACATCAACGTCAATATTTTCTTTAGGTGTAAATGATATTACGCGAACAGGTTTTCGTATCGGAACATCTCAAACGCAAGCGCAATTTTATTATGTTGCGATAGGTTATTAATATGAATGGAGAAATCTACTATTGTCCGGGTGAAAATAATTTTTACCTTGAGTGCGAAAAGTATCTTTATACTGCAGTAGGCACCTGGCCTAATGATTTAAGACATATATGTGAGGCTGACGCTCTGGTGTTTTTAGGACTGCCTCCTGCCGGGAAGATGCGCGCAGCCGGTCTGGATGGAATGCCTCAATGGGTTGAGGAGCCTGAATTAACCGTTGATCAGCGGATACATATGGCAGAACAATCACGCTTTCGTTTTCGCGTAATCGCTGATGTGGAAATCGCCTGGCGTCAGGATGCTGTTGATACAGGAATAGCCAGTGAACAGGAAATGTCTGATCTAACTCAGTGGAAGAAATATCGAGTTGCACTAATGAGGGTGGATATGTCCAATCCGAATTGGCCGCCGATTCCCTTGACTATGGATGCATAATTAATAATGCCAGACATCATGTTCTGATGCCTGGCATTGTAATCAAAATTTATCATTAACGATGTCTTTCGTCCATTCATAAGTGTAGTGGTTATTGTCAAAAAACATAGGAATGTTGTTTTTTAACAGATCACAATGGTCTTTTGTACAGCCATAGTCATATAAATCAATGAAATCTATAGTAGGAAGGTTTTCTTTCATTTTTTCATAAAGCAAATGACTATTCTCTAACGGAATTATGCTGTTTGAATCCTTACTGTTCATGATTAAAACAGGTAAAGAAGAAGCGTAATTTTTTGTTTGGCTTATGAATTTAACAGTTGGGATTGTTTTTCTCAATAATTCATTTGTTTTGCTAATTCCAGCCATGATGTCATTTGTGTTTTCAAAAGCACTCCAATTTGAACCTACTATAGCAAGGTCAATGTTTTTTTCTTTTATTATCTTATCAAAAACCATATTGAATAACTTCATACAGGTTTCTCCTCCCTTTGCATTTACAATCGATGGGCAACCAGAGGCTGTAGCCTGAATGATGTTATAATTCCAATACTTTTCTCTTATGGCTTTAGAGAACTCTGCAACATGGCTGTCACCAAATAGTAAAATGGTTTTTCTGTTTTTCGCTGTATAGGTACAATAATCATAGTCATAATTTTCGATTGATGGATTTTTACTACTTAAAAAACAGCTTTTCCCTACGACTTTGACTCCACCATTAAACTGAGGATTGATATCATATTTGCTATATGAATCCAGGGTCAGATCATTTTTCTCCATCCACTTTATATTCGTGTATAGATACTTCGCAAAAATAGGTGTTAATATCGCCAGAACAACAGATGTTGCAATTACTTTTTTCGAAATCCTTTTGTTACTCTCAATGAATTTGTAAGACACGCCACCTAAAATGACAGATGCAACCAGTGCTAGCATTGTCATAAGTTTACTATTATCAAAATTATGGGTTATCAAGATTGAGGCAAGTGGCCAGTGATATAAATAAATTGAATAAGACCACCTACCTATTGATTGCGTAAATTTATCTTTCAATGTTACTTCAGCATTGTCACAGTTTATTATTAATATTGTGAACGTTAACATTGTAGGAATTAAAGCATTAACGTTAGGCCATGATTCTGGGGAGCCTCCCCAGATAACATATGCGACAATGCCACAAATACATGAGAGTTCTATTATTTTTTTTATGATGGATTTAAAATTAATTGTGTGTCCAATCGATGAGGCAAATGCACCGATAAAGAGTTCCCATGATCTGAATGGAAGATTGTAGAACGCGATTGTTTGATTGTAATTTAGCATTCCTAAACATAATATGAGTGAGACTGCTGCAAGAGTCGCCAATGCTAAACCTTCATTTATTTTTACTCTTTTTATTACGACCAAAATCAGAGGGAAGATTAGATAGTATTGAAACTCTAATCCTAATGACCATGTGTGAAGAAATACATAGCTATCGGCTGTTTGTGAAAAGTAGCTTGAGAGTGCATGAGTAAAATACAGATTTGAAGAAAATGTAAACGCAGATGCTGTTTGAGCAATGAGATCATTGATAACAGATAACGGGCTAGATATTGTTGATACTATAGAGAATATTAACAAGCAAAAAGTGAGTGCAGGATATATTCGAGTGAAACGCTTTCGGTAAAAACTAAAAATGGTTCGAGTATTTAGATTCTCCTTAGTTAACATATGGTGCATAAGATAACCGGATATTACAAAAAATATGTCTACCCCAGAATATCCACCAGATGTATAGGGGATTTTGAAATGAAAAAGCACAACAGATGTTACAGCTAAAAATCTAAGTGCATTTATGTCTAATCTGAACATTAAATCTACGCCCTGTTTTTATTCTTAGTTTTGAATTTAAGCGGTGCTTATTCCCACATGCCAGACAGGATGGTTGGTCCGCAATGTGAACATCTTTTTGCCTTCATCCAAACTTGAACCAGAAAGACGTGCTTTAGTCTCGATTTAAGCACTCCTTTCTGACCCGATCTAGTCGGGAATATAGCAAAGATAAAGCATCAGATCATCTAAGCAAGGCCTTGAAACGGAGTGTTCACAATGAGGCAGAGTTCTTAGTAAAACGCGACTGAGGATTTAGCGAGGCACTTTGCTAGATATGTCGGGCATTGTGCCATTCCCCACACAAAGCCCGACACGTGCGCCGCGCGCGTATCAATCTGAACATAAACGCACCCCTGTAAACCGGAGAAATGCCTTATGGCTCAGGATTACCACCACGGGGTGCGCGTTGAGGAAATCAACGAGGGCACCCGCACCATTACTACAGTGAGCACCGCCATTGTGGGAATGGTCTGTACCGGGGATGACGCCGATCCGTCAGTGTTCCCCCTCAATAAACCTGTCTTACTGACTGATGTGCTGACCGCCAGCGGCAAAGCGGGCGAGTCCGGCACGCTGGCCCGATCGCTTGATGCAATTGCCGACCAGGCCAAACCTGTCACCGTGGTTGTCCGCGTGGAGCAGGGTGAAACCGAAGCGGAAACCACCACCAACATCATCGGCGGCGTGACGTCTGACGGCAAAAAAACAGGCATTAAGGCGTTGCTGTCTGCGCAGTCGCAGCTGGGTGTTAAGCCGCGCATCCTCGGTGTGCCGGGCCATGATAACCAGGGTGTGGCAACTGAACTGCTGGGCGTGGCGCAGAGCCTGCGCGGGTTCGCGTACCTGTCCGCTTATGGCTGCAAAACCGTGGAAGAAGCGATCACCTATCGTGAGAATTTCAGCCAGCGTGAGGGGATGCTGATCTGGCCTGACTTCATTAACTTTGACACCGTGCTACAGGCCGATGCCACGGCGTTTGCCACGGCCCGTGCCCTTGGTCTGCGCGCCAAAATCGACGAGCAGACCGGGTGGCACAAAACCCTGTCCAACGTCGGCGTGAATGGTGTCACCGGACTGTCTGCGGATGTGTTCTGGGATCTACAGGACCCGGCAACGGATGCGGGACTGCTGAACCAGAACGACGTCACTACGCTTATCCGCAAAGATGGCTTCCGCTTCTGGGGTTCCCGCAGCCTCAGTGATGATCCCCTGTTCCAGTTTGAAAGCTACACCCGCACGGCGCAGGTGCTGGCAGACACCATGGCAGAGGCGCACATGTGGGCGGTGGACAAGCCGCTTAACCCGTCGCTGGCCCGCGACATTATCGAAGGTATTCGCGCCAAAATGCGCAGTCTGGTGAGCCAGGGCTACCTCATCGGCGGTGACTGCTGGCTGGATGAAGCCGTGAACGACAAGGACACACTCAAGGCCGGGAAGCTGCTGATCGATTACGACTACACGCCAGTGCCACCACTGGAAAATCTGCTGTTACGCCAGCGCATCACTGACCAGTACCTGATGAATTTTGCCAGCCAGGTCAGCGCATAAGGGGGCACCATGGCTTTACCACGTAAGTTAAAACACCTGAACCTGTTCAACGACGGGAACAACTGGCAGGGGATCGTTGAGTCCCTGACTCTGCCGAAATTTACCCGCAAGTTTGAGAAGTATCGCGGCGGCGGCATGGCTGGCGCGGTGGATGTGGACATGGGGCTGGATGACGGCGCACTGGACACGGAATTTTCCATCGGCGGGATGGAATCGCTGCTCTACAAGCAGCTGGCAAAAACCACTGCTGACGCTATCCAGCTGCGTTTCACAGGTTCTATCCAGCGTGATGATACCGGGGAAGTGCAGGCCGTGGAGCTGGTTGTACGCGGGCGTCATAAAGAAATTGATGCAGGCGAGCTGAAAACCGGGGAGAGCAACAGCACTAAAGTCAGCAGCACCAACAGCTACGCCAAACTGACCATTAACGGCGAAGTGCTCTATGAGGTCGATACGATCAACATGATTGAAATCGTGGACGGTGTGGACCTGATGGAAGCGCACCGCCAGGCAATCGGCCTCTGATAACCCATAACGGCGCGGGCTTCCGCGCCCTGTTTTCCGATGTAAGGACAAGAACATGACCGACAAAGTGAACGAAAAAACCGTGGTACTGGATACGCCAATCCTTCGTGGCAAAAGCGAAATCAAAGAGGTGGTGCTGCGTAAGCCACAATCCGGCGCACTGCGTGGCACCCGCCTGCAGGCCATTATGGATATGGACGTGAGCGCGATGATGACCATCATTCCGCGAATCTCAAGCCCGACACTGACCCCGCAGGAAATGGCAGAGCTGGACCCGGCAGACCTCACCGCAATGTCCGTGGAGGTGGTCACTTTTTTGTTGAAGAAATCGGTGCTTGCCGATTTGCCGACAGCCTGACGGTTGATGACCTGGTGGCAGACATTGCCACCATTTTTCACTGGCCGCCGTCCGTCACTGACGTTATGCCGCTGACAGAGGTGCTGGAGTGGCGGCATAAAGCGATCCTGAGAAGCGGGGCCAGCGATGAGTGATAATAACCTGCGTCTGCAGGTGGTTCTTAATGCGGTTGATAAACTCACCCGCCCTTTCAAAAGCGCGCAGGCCAGCACGAAAGAGTTGGCTGCCGCTGTCAAAAAATCCCGTGATGCTCTCAATCAGCTGGAAAAGTCCGGAAACGGCCTTGACGGTTTTCGTAAGCTCCAGGGCGAAAGTCAGAAGCTGGGTGACAGGCTGAACTATGCCCGCCAGCGTTCTTCTTTGCTGAAAAATGAGCTGGGCGCGATGGGGCCGCCCTCGCAGCGACAAATTGTCGCGCTGGAGCGTCAGCGCTTGGCGGTGCAACGTCTGGAAGAACGACAGCAAAAGCTGCAACGCCAGAGTGCTCTGGTTCGTGCTGAGCTTTACCGGACGGGCATTTCTGCAAAGGACGGGGCGAGTGCCACCGCCAGAATTACCCGTGAAACGGAACGCTTCAACAGCCAGCTTTCTGTGCAGGAGGCGAGGCTAAAACGGGTAGGGGAGCAACAGCGAAAAATGCATGCTGCCCATGCGGACTATTCCCGCCGTCTGGAGGTTCGTGATCGGATTGCCGGGGCCGGGGCGACGACTACCGCCGCCGGGGTGGCAATGGGTGCGCCGGTAATGGCTGCCGTGAAAAGCTATGCCAGCATGGAAGATGCCATGAAAGGGGTGGCGAAACAGGTTAATGGCCTGCGCGATGATAATGGTAACCGTACCGCCCGCTTTTACGAAATGCAGGATGCTATCAAGGCCGCCAGCGAGCAGCTGCCGATGGAAAACGGCGCGGTAGACTTTGCCGCACTGGTCGAGGGTGGCGCGCGCATGAACGTGGCAAACCCCAATGATTCCTGGGCAGACCAGAAGCGTGACCTGCTGGCCTTTGCAGCCACGGCGGCGAAAGCGTCCACGGCGTTTGAGCTTCCGGCGGATGAGCTTTCTGAAAGCCTGGGGAAAATTGCCCAGCTCTATAAAGTCCCGACCCGCAATATTGAACAACTGGGCGATGCGCTGAACTACCTGGACGATAACGCCATGTCAAAGGGCGGAGACATTATCGACGTTCTGCAGCGCATGGGCGGTGTGGCGGACCGTCTGGATTACCGCAAGGCGGCGGCGCTCGGCTCCACGTTCCTTTCCCTCGGCACCGCGCCGGAAGTTGCCGCCAGTGCGGCAAATGCCATGGTGCGCGAGCTGTCCATTGCCACCATGCAGAGCAAAAGCTTTTTTGCAGGTATGGATCTGTTAAAGCTGAATCCGGCGCAGATTGAAAAAGAGATGACCCAGGATGCGATGGGCACCATTCAGCGCGTGCTGGAGAAGGTCAACAACCTGCCAAAAGACAAGCGCCTGGGCGCGATGACTATGATTTTTGGCAAGGAGTTTGGGGATGATGCGGCGAAGCTGGCAAACAACCTGCCGGAGCTGCAGCGCCAGCTCAAGCTCACCTCTGGCAGTTCTGCCAACGGCTCGATGCAGAAAGAATCCGACATCAATAAAGACTCCCTGTCTGCGCAGTGGTTGCTGGTCAAGACTGGGGCAGAAAACACCTTTAGCAGCTTGGGTGAAACGCTGCGCACCCCACTGATGGCAATTATGGGAACAGTCAAGCTAGTCACTGGCTCATTCCGTCGCTGGGTGGAGGAAAACCCGAAACTGGCCGGCGGGCTGCTGAAAGTCATGGCTGGGCTGGCGTCGATTGCGGTTGTGCTGGGCACGGTGATGCTGGCAGTTTCTGCCGTGCTGGGACCGCTGGCGCTGATGCGTCTGCAGTTTTCAATCCTGGGCATCAAGGGTGGCAGCGCCTTTGGACTGATCACTAAAGCCATTGGTGGTGTCGGCAAAGGGATCATATGGCTGGGCCGCCTGATGTTCGCAAACCCTATCCTGGCAGTGATTGGCCTGATTGCTATGGGCGCTATTCTTATCTGGCAGAACTGGGACACCCTGGGGCCGAAGCTCAAAGCCATGTGGGATGCGGTTTGCGCTGCCACCACGGCGGCGTGGGAATGGATTAAACAGGCTGCCAGCAGTGCCTGGGAAGGTATCAAATCCCTGTTTTTCAATTACACCCTGCCGGGCCTGATTGCAAAAAATTGGGACGCCATTAAGGCCGGAGTGTCTGAGGCATGGACCACTGTCCGGCAGACCATCAGTGATAAGTGGGCCGCGATTCTGGCAGACGTTGCCGCGCTTCCGGCAAAGTTCCAGGAGATGGGGAGCGCCATCATTGACAGCATTCTGAACGGCATCAACTTGAAGTGGGAAACGCTCAAAAGCAAACTTTCCTCTGTGACCGATTATCTGCCGGACTGGATGACCGGAAATAATAAAGTACCAGGTAAAACGCAGGTGCAGGTGGTCGGGGGCGCAGCCGCTGCTGCGGTTCCATTTGCCGGGATGTATGACAGCGGCGGCGCTATTCCGCGCGGTCAGTTTGGCATTGTCGGGGAGAATGGGCCGGAGATTGTTAACGGCCCGGCGAATGTGACCAGCCGCAGACGTACGGCAGCGCTGGCATCCGTCGTTGCCGGAATGATGGGCACTGCTGCAGTGCCTGCAGAGGCCGCCCCGCTCCATCCAATGAGTCTGCCAGCCGCGACGTATCGCGCACCGCAGGATAAATCCACCAGCCAGCCGCCTGCAGTGCACTACGAAATCAACGCGCCCATTCATATTGTCGCCCAGCCGGGCCAAAGCGCGCAGGACATTGCCCGCGAGGTGGCAAAGCAACTGGACGAACGGGAACGTCGCGCCATGGCGAAAGCCCGCAGCAACTACAGCGATCAGGGGGGATATGAATCATGATGATGGTGCTGGGATTATATGTTTTTCAGCTGCGCACCGTGCCTTATCAGGAGCTGCAATACCAGCGCAGCTGGCGGCACGCAACCAACAGCCGGGTGAGCCGTCGCCCCTCAACGCAGTTTCTTGGGCCGGACAATGACTCACTCACCCTTTCCGGCGTACTGCTGCCTGAAATCACGGGCGGCAGGCTGTCCCTGCTGGCACTGGAGCAGATGGCGGAACTGGGCAAGTCGTGGCCCCTGATTGAGGGTAGCGGCACGATTTACGGCATGTTTGTGATCGAGAGCCTGAGCCAGACAAAAACAGAGTTTTTCGCCGGAGGTGAAGCGCGCCGGATTGAATTTTCACTGACTCTCAAACGGGCGGATGAGTCCCTTTCCGATATGTTCGGCAGCCTCAGCGACCAGTTGAGCAACCTGCAGGACTCTGCCGTATCCGCTATCGGTAACATTGCCAGCACCGTCGGAGGGCTGCTGCAATGAACATCAGCTCTGATCTGCTGGACCTGAACAGCAAAACGCCCGCTTTCAGTATTGTGATTGAGGGCAAGAACGTGACGGAGGTGCTGGATAAGCGCCTGATGAGCCTGACGTTGACGGATAACCGAGGATTTGAAGCCGACCAGCTCGACCTGGAACTGGACGACGCCGACGGGCAAATGGTGTTGCCTCGGCGCGGGGCGGTCATCACCCTGGCGCTGGGCTGGAAAGGGCAGCCACTTTTTCCAAAGGGTAGTTTCACGGTGGATGAGATTGAACACGCTGGCGCACCGGACAGACTGACCATCCGCGCCCGCAGCGCCGACTTTCGGGAAACCCTGAACACCCGGCGGGAGAAGTCCTGGCATCAGACGACGGTGGGCGACGTGGTGAAAGACATTGCCACCCGCCACAACCTGACAATGGCCCTGGGCAAAGACCTGACCGATAAGCCACTGGATCACCTGGACCAGACCAACGAGAGCGACGCGAGTTTTATGATGAAGCTGGCGCGGCAGTTTGGGGCCATTGCCTCTGTGAAGGATGGGCATCTACTGTTTATTCGCCAGGGGCAGGGGAGAACTGCCAGCGGAAAGCTGCTGCCAATAATCACCATCACCCGCAAGGCCGGGGACAGTCACCGTTTCAGCCTGGCAGATCGTGGAGCCTATACGGGGGTGATTGCCAGCTGGCTGCATACGCGGGAGCCTGCAAAGAAAGAAACCACAAGCGTTAAGCGTCGGAAGAAAACCACGACAACAAAGGAGCCTGAGGCAAAACAGGGGGATTATCTCGTCGGCACGGATGAAAACGTGCTGGTATTGAACCGAACCTATGCCAACCGGGCCAACGCTGAGCGGGCCGCCAAGATGCAATGGGAGCGCCTGCAGCGTGGAGTGGCGTCCTTCTCCCTGCAACTGGCGGAAGGCCGGGCCGACCTCTACACAGAAATGCCCGTGAAGGTCAGTGGTTTCAAACAGCCTATTGATGAAGCGGAATGGACGATCACCACGCTCACGCACACGGTCGGCGCTGACAGTGGTTTCACAACCAGCATTGAGTTTGAGGTGAAAATAGATGAGTTCGGGATTGAATGATTAGTTCCAAATTGCGAACAATGATGTATCATTATTGCGAACTGGTTAATAATGAGGGCTGATTATTATGATGAATTGTCCTATGTGCGCTCAGGCTGCACATACCCGCAGCAGCTTCCAGGTTTCCAACGAAAC